AATACATTAACATCTATGGCTTGCTTTTCGCGAAGACCGCCGACGGCAAACTCGCGTTCACAGGCCAAATCTGGGACGAGGAACTGCAAAAGTTCCAGTCCGACATCAACAAGTCGACCCCCCAGCTGGGCGAGGACGGCAAACTGCCCACCGACCTGCTTCCGGAGTCGCTTCAGAACGCCACTTCGACCGAGGTCGTTGAGTCGCTTCCTCAAACGGGTGAGGCCAACAAGATTTACCTCGTTAAGCGTGAGGGCAGCGACCCGGTTGTCTATGACGCCTCGATGTGGATTGACGGCGCGTGGGCTTCGTTCGGCGGTAGCGGCGGAGGCGAGGTCACGGGGGCCGTTCGTTACGACGAAGCGCAGGGCCTGGAAGACGCTCAGAAAACCCAGGCTCGCGAGAATATCGGCGCGGCTTCACAGAAAGACGTTGACGATATCAACCAAATCCTGTTCACCCAGTACACCGCTCTGTCGATGAGCCGTACCCCGGCCTCGTTCGAAAAGGGCGTTGAAACCGAGGTGACGCTGAACTGGTCTACTAAGTTCAACAACCAGGAAATCGAACCCGATTCGCTTGAGGTCAAGAAAGGCAACGAGGTTCTCACCTCCGACAAGACGCTCAAGACCATCAAGGATTCGGTGACCAACACCCAGGCATACTCCATGACGGCCGTCATCAAAGGCATCACCAAGACCGCTTCGGTAACGGTTAACGCCTACTATCCGATGTATTTCGGTGCGTCGGCTAAGAACGCTCTGGAGTCGGCCGATATTCTGGCCATGACTAAGCAACCTATCAAGTCGTCGCCCGCGGGTAACGCAACGGTTGAGGTCGGCGCCAACGAGTATCTCTGGCTGTGTGTTCCCTCGACGATGTCCGTCAACAGTGTAAAATCGGGCGGTTTCGACGTACCGATGGCCGCTCCCGTAACGGTTGCCGTTGACGGAAAGGGCGACTATAAATGCTACCGCAGCGCAAGTCCGTTTGCGGAGGGTACGTTTACCGGTGTAATTGCGTAAGGGTCATGGCAGAGATCAATATCTATGGACTCCTTCACTGCAAGGCAGCTGACGGAAAGTTGGCGCGGACTGCGCAAGTCTTTGACGAAGACGAGCAAGAGTTTCAGAGTGCGATTAATGCCAAAACCGTTCGTTCAGTTACAGTTCGCGGTGTAGAAATCACCGAAAACGCTCCCTCTAAACAAGACAACATTTTGTACATCGAGGTAAAACCGGAAACCGATGGCCAATAGAAAGATAGCGGATATGGTACTCAACGGGCGGCGTTTGCTGTCCGGCGAGGCCATACGCCGCGTTCTCTTCAACGGTCAGGTCATCTGGCCCTTTACCGAAGGACAACCCGATCCAACCGTTCAGCGCGTTGTCCTTAATGGCGAAGTGTTGTATGACCGGAGTTCTTTGCCATATCTTGAAATCGAGAAACTGGTGGTGTACGTAAGCCAGAATCCCGCTGAAGAGAGCAAGAACATGATATTTACGAATACAGAATTTTCTGTAGAATAATTCATCTCAAAAAAAAGCTATGGCTGAAGTATCAAAAAGCCACGTCATCTGTACCCCGGGTTCAGGCTCGGGCGATACCGAGTTGACGCTGAAAGCTAAGGTTGCCAATCTTGGCAACCGTGTAAACCAGACGGACAATTTTACGATTACCGCGCCTGGTGTGACCCCCAACAAGACGTTCTCCGCCATCCTGCAGGCTGCTGCTGAGTTCGTGTCGTTCGACGACGGTGCTGAGGCATCGGTGCCGAAAGAAGGAGGAACGGTAGTTCTGGACGGTATGTCGAACGCCGCCGCCATCACGTTCGCTAAGGGCGAGGGTGATATCATCGCCGCCGACGTTTCGGCTATCGCCTATCAGGCTAACGGAGCCGCCGCTACGTCGGGCGCAGACATCGAGGGCGACCCCGGTGCCACGAAGAAATTCGCGTTCATCCTGACGCTGGACGCAGCCGAGAACACTACCATCTCGGAGCGTACCCAGCAAATCACCGCCACGACCAAGGGCACCAAGACGGCTACCATCACGCTGAAACAGACGGCTGGTGATCCGTACCTGGAAATCGACAAGACTTCGGTCAACGTTCCGCAGGACGGTTCGGGCGTAACGATCAACGTGACGACCAACACCACGTTCACCGTATCGTAACGTCACCAAACTCTACCATCCCGGAGGCGGGGAGACCTACCTCCGGGAACAATTAAACCGCGTATGGCTATTCAGAAAACAACAATTGCTTGGGGAGACGGTTCTGGCGACAGTTTCTATGTGTCGTTCGACCCGGCTAAGCTACCTGGAACAACCTCGGTTGAAGTGACGTCGGACCCAAACTACACAGGAGTTCAACGTCAAAAGACCGTGACCTTCACCACCGACACACCGGGCGTGCCTACTGGCTCTCAAAGTTCGCGGCAATTGAAGGTCATACAACTTACCGACAACCTGGTTATTGCTACGTGGGATACGGCCCAGACCGTTGGTCTTTACGACAATACCACCAAGGCCGGATTCCCCAAGAGTTAGAAACCTTTTCACTAACACTTTAATAATCAAAATTATGAGCAACACAGAGAAAATTAAGGCCCTCGTCGCCAAGATTCGCGAAAGCCTGCAGATTACTCCCTACGCCACGATGGAGACGGTCAACGACCTGCTCGAGATTGTTGACCTGAAACTGGCCGATGCTGGTCAGGGCGGCGGCAGCGCCCAGGTTAACTGGGATGACGTTCAGGGCAAGCCCAACATGGAGGAGTACGCCAAGAAGACCGACCTCCTGCAGACCATCACCCTCACGGGTACGGCTCAGGGTAGCGGAACGGTCGAGGGTAACACCTGCACCATCAACACCACGGCTGGCGCCTAAACTACGGTAGGATATGTGGATTATCTTCAACAAGCTAATTCCCGTCAAGGGGTTCTGGATGATGACCCTGTGGTTCATGATTTTCGTTCGCGAAGATACGGCACACGGACGTAATATCCCGGAGCGAATCTATCGTCACGAGCGTCGTCACTGGCACCAGGTTCTTCAAATCATGATTACCTCCTTTGCGTTGTTCCTTGCAACGTGGCTCATCTACGATTACAACCCTTGGTGGTGGTTGCTTTGGGTGGCGTCGTATTATGCCGTGTACGTGGCATGCTGGTTGATTGAAATCCTGCTTCCGCCGTATAACATGGCGTACAAGAACATCTGTTTCGAAACCGAATGCCAATATACCCAGGACGACCCCGATTATTCGCGTCACTTCTGGAATCATTGGTTTGGGTGGTTTAAGTATATTTCGAATAAGAAATACCCACCCAGGCGGTAACGACAGCAGTTCGTAAAGAGAGGCCCCGGTTCACGCCGGGGCTTTTCGCGTTGTAGGGACGAAAATAGCATTGGCAAGCAGATGTTTTACGCTGTATATAAGCGTACCTCACCGGAACACGTTTAACGTCCTAAATGCTTACAAAGTTAATGACGACACCAGAGCGTGCAACGGTGTTCGGGATAATGGGGTAAACCACTTCAACGACACGCGACCCATACGGCAAGTCACATTGGCAGTAAGGGGGAAAGGGGGTAAACCTCCTTCTCTATATCCCCCGCCAGCAAGTGAATATGATGTGCATGCGTGAGGCACGTGATTGTGAAACGAAATTGTTGAAAAGATGACTGTAAATGAATGGCGATTCAAGATATGCGTGAGAGCGCGTGATGAATGGCGAAAGAATCCTCAAAACTACAACGGCTTGTGCTCGTTGTTTGTGAATACGATAGTCCAAAATGGCCATGAAGAAACTGACGACAAAGAGTTCAACGAGTTGATATTCGAGATTATTCGTCGCAGAGGATGTTGTAGGCCAACGGTATCTGAACTCATCCCAGAGTTTGTACGTCCAGCTGATGCCGATCAAGAAGCGGCCTTTTGGTGGATTACCTCCGATAAACAACGCCGTATGGAGTTTTTGGAGTATTTGATGTCTTATTACGCCTACGTGGTTGATAAGGAAGAATAATATGGTTTGGCGACGGGTTAAAGGAGCTGAAACGGCGTGGAGTATTGTACGTGAGGTGGTGTCCTCACGAAAGGTTGGCCAACGTATTACGCAAGGAAAAGTGCGTGCTGAGTTGGAAAAGCGTTTGGAGAATTACAAGAAATATGGTTCTTTGGCTACTGTAAACGCTTATTTCAACTATTTGGCTGGAGCAGGGTACATTCGTCATCGATATCATAACGACCCGTGGGTTATTGTGGAGCCTCTTCCTCCAGACCTTTCGTCGGCAAAGTTAGTAGAGATGTATAAAAATCGTAAGATAAAACGCGGATATGGCTTGCAGGATAGATATCGCAAGAGAAAATTTCTTTGAATATTCGTTTCGAAATTCCGACAGTACAGGGAAACGGATAGTCGCAGCGGCTCTTACATTCAGGAATCCAAGTCCATTTGCCTATTCTGACAAGATACAGATGTTCGATAGGCGCATGTTCACATTTCGTGTGGGTATGTTGCCTACGTTGTTGAAGAAGTTGTCAAATAAGGGATTGGATTATCGGCTACAAGATTACGAATACAAAATACCACGAAAGATAAAAATCGACCCACGCCTCAGTGGTAAATACATTCATCAGCGGCGGGCTGTAGAAGCGTTTCTGCGGCGGCGTGTAGGTATTATCGTCGTTCCGACGCGCGGCGGTAAAACCTACATTGCTGGCGAGTGTATTCGCATATTTTGCGAAGAGCAACCTGCAGACCAGGTGTTGTTCTTGGTGGATAGTAAAACTTTATTTCAACAGGCAATAGACGATTTTCATCGCTATTTTGAACCTTATGGAGGTATAGAAATTGGTGAGATACGTGCTGGGTGTATTGATACCGAAAAGCGCGTAACCGTTGGCATGATACAAACCATTCAAGCGACACTGTCTAAACGTTGTACAGATACGCGTAAAAAGAACGGCCTAAAGAATTATTTGAAGTCCATTCGATTTTTGGTCGTTGATGAAATACACGATAACGCATCACCAACCAAGCTATCAATCTACAAAAAGTGCATACATCTTACACACCAGCTGAGCCTTTCGGCTACGCCGTATCGTGCAGAGGCGTTTGTAGAAAACTTGCGTTTGAGGGCTTGGAGTGGTGATGTTGTTTATCGTATAAAGGAAGAAACGCTCCGTGAACGCGGCGTATTAACAGAATACAAGGTGTTTTTGCTGGCCTTGGAACAGGACCCCCGTTCGGTATTAGCTTCGACATATGCAGCGTACCAAAAAGCGATGATATTTAACAACAAGATACGTGATAATATCGTTGTTTTGGTAGTTAAGATGTGCCAGAGGTGCGGGTTTAAGACCTTGTTGATGTTTCAATCTGTTGACCATGGACGTCACATTAGCGAACTCACAGGATGTACGTTTATTCATGGCGACACGGTTAACGAAGAGCGAGAACATGTTAAAGAGGAATTCTTGGCGCGTACTGATGGTGGTGTATTATTGGCGTCGAATATTTTCAAGAAAGGCGTTACGCTTCCTGAAGTCGAAGTGTTGTTTAACGTTGACGGAGGGCTTGAAAACGCCAATACTATCCAGAAAAAAGGGCGTGTTCTTGGCGCTACGGTCGATAAGACCCATTCAGCCATTATCGACTTTATTGACTTGGACGATTCTTACTTTGCCGAGCACTCTGCTACACGGTTAAATACCTACGTTAAGGCCGTCGGCGAGGGTAAGATTGGAATACTCGATACGGCGGTTGATGATTGGTTAAAAACTCTTGAACGATGGCTGACGATTTGGTTATCTGTAAACCGGCACTCTACCGATACGCCGTGAGGCTGTTGGTGGACGTGTTGTACCAGATGGGGTGCGATATGCGTCAGACATTCCGTGTGAACGATACCGACATCCACGCGTGGAATCACTTCATAGAGAAATATCCTTCTGCGACGGAAGACTTCACACGACGGTTTATTCTGTTCCAATTACAATGTCGTTACGGCGAACGACCAAGTGTAACACGTAAGGCGTTAAGTCGTACGCGATTGGCGTGGCTGGTTAGTAAGGCGGCCATAAAATCATGGGAAAAGGTCTATTCGACGTCGGCCGCGCGTTTTGTGGCTAAGGGGCTGAAAAGCCGTTTTGACGTCTCTACACTCAAGAGCGAGACCGAGTTACCAGCGTTATTAGTTAGGCTTATAGACCGCGAAGAAAAAGCCAAGGCGGCGTTTTATGGCGCCAATAAAGGGTTTGCGTGGTGTGTCGTGAATACGACGCTATACCACCACCGGAGTCCCTGGTGTACGACGTGTAAGTTCAAGGAACAGTGTAAGAAATTACTGGGTAAGAACTACCCGCTTGTGTACAAAATACGAGGATATGCTTAAAGATAGACTATCGTCCAACCTAATTACCGAACTGCTCTCGGCGGCTATCCGTAAACGTTCGGTGTTCGATATATTGAACCAATATCTGCGCTTTTCGTACCTCCAGGTTGAGGCTGAAAAGAAAGTGTGGAAAAAGATGACTGAACGCTATTCCAAAACCGGGCGTGTACCGACCATCGGCCAGTTACAACAGGCCTTTCTGGATGACGAGGGGGCGTTGGAGTTAATCGAGAATATACGCGACGTCGATGTTACGGACGAAGACATTCCGTCGTTGATAGCGTCGTTGGAAGCGTACATTCGCCAGATGAAATTCCTCGACGCTAACGACCGTATCGCCGATTCCTACAACATGGGCGATAAGGAAAAGGCATATAATATCCTCATCAAGGCAGCTGAGGAAATATCACATTTCACCATCCAGGACGCCAAGTACGACCGCGTGTTCAGCGACTTCAACCGTCGTCAGCTGGAACGGCGGAGCACCGACTGGAATTACCGCTTCAAAATCCCTACCTGTATTGACGAACTGGATTACAAGTTAGGCGGTTCGAACGGTGGCCCCGAAACAGGCGAGGCGTGGTTGTGGATGGGTATATCGGGTGCAGGTAAATCACAAGCGCTGGTTCACCTGGGTATCGCGGCTTCACGACAGGGGTATCGCGTGGTTCATTTCCAGCTGGAGGGTACGCGTGAACAAGCCATGGCCCGTTACGATTCGGCGTGGTTAGGTGGTATCTATCAGGATGTAAAGGTCGGTAATATTTCCGACACTAAACTGAAAATGGCACAACGCGTCGTGGCCAAGTTAGGTAAGACCGACATTATCGTCGTGGCGGTTGAAAGTTTCGGTGGCATGACCGTTACCCAGATGCGTCAAGAACTCCAAGACATAGAACGGGCCTACGGCAAGGTGGACATGATACTGTGGGACTACCTCGAATTGGCCGAGTTAGGTGACGGTCATAGCTATTCGATGAACGAGGAGCGCTTCCGTCAGATGAAACTGGCTCAGCAGGCCAAGATGCTGGCGATGGAGTTCAACGCCGTGGTTCACGTTGCTACCCAGGCTAACGGTATTCCGCCCGAACTCCTCAACGACCCCGACTTCGTCATCACGCGTTACAACCTGGCGGAGGCTAAAGGTAAGGTGAACCCGATGGACGGTTTCGTGACGATGAATTTCACGTCCGACGAGCGCAAGGAAGAAATCATGCGTTTGTACCTCGATAAGGCTCGTGAACACAAGGCCGGGGATATTATCCGTATTTGTAACAACATGACCTACTCGCGTTTCTACGACCGTAAGCGAACGCTGGAAATGCCGTGGGAGGATATCGTCGAAGAGCAGCACGCTACAAAAACGAAACGCGGGCGGCGTAATACGTCGGTGGATGATGACGAATAAATGGGGCATAGACGTTCGTGAGTTGCTTGGTACGAACGGGCGGTTTAATTCGCGCCGCACGGAATATATCACCAAGTGCCCTTTTTGTGGGAAAGAATCCCATTTATATGTTAATGTCAGCACCCTGCGCTTTTCGTGTAAGAAATGCTGGGAGGAGGGCGGCGTTTACAAGCTACTATCGCAGTTTGATAAGTTGTACCTGTTAGAGGGAGCCACTATCGAGGAACGCGAGGTAATACCCAAAATCCGCGATTTGGCTGCGTCTACCACTGAAGACGTAAAGCTGGAGCCACTGCCGCCGCGTAAGATGCCTGTGGGCTACAAAGTGTGTTTGCACGACACTTATCTCGAACGCGACCGCGGTCTTACTCCAGCCGTTATGAAGCGATACGCCATTGGCCGTACTAAGTTGGTGCGGAGGTACGCCGATTATATCCTCATTCCGGTAACTACCGATGGCGTCATTACGGCTTTCCAGGGCCGTTACGCTTCAAAGAAAGTACCGCCCGACGCCCTGCGCTGGCGTAACGATACCGGGGCCGACTTCGCCAAGATGCTGTATGGCTACGACGATATAAAGGTGCCCGGCGCGACGGTGATATTGGTTGAGGGCGTATTCGATAAAATAGCTGTGGACCGTCGGTTACGATTGGACGAGTGTGACGACGTCAAGTGCTGTGCTACGTTCGGCAAGAAAATAAGCGACTACCAACGTGCCATGCTCCAGAAAAAGGGCGTCCGCTCGGTGGTGTTGCTTTACGATTTTGACGCCATAAAAGAGATTAAAAAGTACGCGTTCGAATTGGACAAATATTTTTCTACAAATATAGTTTTCACGACCAAAAAGGACATTGACGAGTGTAATGAAGCTGAGACGTTGGAGGTTTTCAAACGTTTACAACGTCCTCGCGATTTTGCTTGGAATGTTATAGGAAAACTAAAAAGGTAACAATCATGGACACCAAGAAGAACCTGTCAGCAGCGGAGTATTTTCACGTTGTGCAACAGGAATATCTTATGGCGGAATTTCGACGCAAAATATACTTTTCCCCTAAAGACAAGCGGTATTATGAACGGTTGATGCAGTACAAGCGGGAGAAGATTGAAGATATCGGCATGCGCTATCGCTTATTGTCGATTTTCAATTCTGTAGATAAGGTAAACGCCATTCGCGCCGAACTGTTCGACCCACTGGGGCGGCCTATGTTCCATATGAGTGAACAGGATTGGAAGAATTACTATTCTGTAAATTCTGATTTCTCGTATCGAGGCGAGGTTTGGAAACTGGACGCTGTTAAGGGAGATGTTCTTACTTTATACAACGAACGGCAGGAAGTGTACGCTGACGACGTCTCCAAGGATGAAGTCATAAGAATTTTGTAAAATTTTAGCTAAAATTCTTTGTAGATTGAAATATTGTTACTAAATTTGCGCTGGAGTTGGTTGTTAACAGCCAACAATCGTAAAACAAATTGGCATGAAAGCGTCGGAAAAAGCCTACAAAGAATTAGAGTATTTAGCTGTTAAATACGCCAACAAGCTATACTCCTATGAAGAGTTGTCACTGGAACGTGACGACCTCTTGCAAGAATTTCGTTTGAAAATTTTCACTTCTATAAAAGCCTACGGGCGTCGTTGGCTGGCATATCGCCGCGGTGAGGCCCCTAAGCCAGTTCCCCTCAAATACTATGTCGAATGCGCTTGTTCTAACAAGGGTAATGATATTATGCGCGCTATTCGGAAGGAGAACTACAAACTACGCATCGACCAAACAGCGTATGATTATGGCGTGGAAGATACTGTACATGTAGATTCCGGAAAAGATAAATTCGTACTCAATGGCGTTGACGTTTTGGCTAATTTGACTGGTGTAAAGCGTGTTATATTTTCGATGCATGTACGCGGTCAAAGTAAGAAATTAATGGCGCGTGTATTACGCACACCGTTTGCTGTGGCTGAGGGTTACGACCCTAATATGATGATTAACGATGCTAAAATGCTTGTCGATAAAATAATCGAAGACCAGAAGCAGTATTTGTTGAACAACCATCGTGCAGCGTTATATTATACACCAACGCGTTACGATTACTATCGTGTACAAGAAGATTGACCAAATTGTCTAACAAAAAAGTATAACAACATGGCAACTAAACTTTCCAAAGTGCAGGTCGAAAAGATGAATGACCTGAATCTCGGTTTCACGGCAAAAACCGAAGAACAAGCAAGAGAACAACTCCTGGAGTGGCTGGAAGCACATGGTCTTCCGGGCATGGAACAGGAAACGTTCGACAACCTCCTGGACATTGTCGGTTCGATGTCTTCCATTTCCAGCGACGAAGCTCAGGATGCTGTTCCTGATTCCGCCGAGGCCGAGGCTGATGAACTGGCCAAGGAGGCCGCTGAGGAAGAAGCTGAGGCTGATGACGACGAAGAGGCCCCCGCTCCCGCTGAGGCTGTAGAAGCTGAAGAGGAGAAGCCCGCCGCCAAAGAAAAGACCGCTCCGGCCAAGAAAAAAGCCGCTAAGGCAGCGAAGAAACCTGCGGCCAACAAGCGCGGTGTGCGCTTGGTTCCGCAGAAGAGTAAGGGAGACCTGGCCAAACTGCAGGAACTCCTTGGCGATTTGTTCCCGACGGACAAGTACGAGTATGTTCCGGTGTCGCGTGGTATTTCAATCAAGTACCGCGGTACAAACTCCAAACAGGTGGCGATTATGTTCGAGAACGTCTACCTCAAAGACGGCGAACCGTCGACTACTAACGTCGTTCTGAACGCATTCCGGAATCAAACACTTCAGGACAAACTCACCGACGACGGTGTTCAGTTCGACCAAACGTGGAATGCGTTGCCGCTGTTCAAGAACATCGATTGGAACGAGGCTCTGGAACTCGTCGGTAACTACATGAGCGACATCCAGCAGGTAGTGGCCAACACGGACAATCGACTTGGGCGT